CCGGAGCTTCAGGCGTCCAACCGATTGCCCGACCCCGAGAAGACGCCATCTCCTGACCTGGCGGCAGACGCTGCCAGCGCGCGCAGCGTCAAGGCCCGCACCGATACGTTCTTCGCCGAGTTTCAGCGCCTGCGCCGGCACTGGGCCGCGCAGTTCGACGACCTCGCGAACAAGCTCGCCGAGCAGGCGACCGAGGACTGGTATGCGCGCAACAGCCTGTTGTGGACCGGTCAGCTCAAGCGCGCCGGGTTCGACATCAAGCTGCAACTGACGCCCGCTCAGCGCCTGCTGCTGCGCGTCGCCGTGCAGGAAAACGTCAGCCTCATCAAGTCGATTCAGAGTCAGTATCACACCGACGTCGAAGGCATCGTGCTGCGTGCCTTCACGGCCGGCCGCGACCTTGCGACGCTCCAGAAAGAGTTGATGACCCGCGCCGGCTCGACGCAGAAGCGGGCGGCGTTCATTGCGCGCGACCAGGCCAACAAGGCGACCGCTGCGATGAACAGCGCTCGCCAGCGCGAATTAGGTCTGGACTGGGCCACCTGGATTCACTCGTCGGCGGGCAAGGAGCCGCGAGAAAAGCATGTGCGCGCCGGCCGCGAGCAATGGGTGTTCAACACCCAGCAGGGAATCGATTTCCATGACGGGTTCGGCCACGTGCTGCCCGGCGTCGCCATCAATTGCCGATGCACAAGCCGGACCATCATCCCCGCCATCGGGCGCGGCGACATTGAAGGCCCCGAGGATTTGGACGCCGTGACCGGCTACCCGGGCGCTTATCGTGCCAAGCCGGGCAAGAGCGCCGGGCCGAAACAAAAGATGGACGTCGAGAAAACGCGCCTGCCGGGCGAGCGCGTGCGCTACAGCTAGGTGTAGTCGACCCAATCGGATGCGCGGCGGTCAGCCGCCAAACGCGCAGCGAGTGGGCGCACGCGCGCGCCGTTGTCGTCTTCGGTGTGTTCCAGGATGGTCAGCACGCAGCCGATATTACGTAGCGACCCGATGAACGTGATAGCCGCATCGTGCTTGGCTGCCGCCAGCGTATTGGCGCGCAGCGCGCGCTGATTGAGGACGCGATTCGCGTCCGACACCTCGGCGATGTACTGTTTCATGATGCTGCGTCCTTGGGCGCGCGATAGCCGCTGTCGAAAGGCTCCAGCGCGTCACGCAGCGCATCGACATTTTCGAGCATGGCACTACACAACGCTTCGCTATCAAGGATCGAAGGTGTCTCGTCGGCGCGATCGAGACACTTGTTGATGAGCATCAGCAATTCAGCCAGCGCCGCGTCACGCTCAGCACTCAGGCTCGCGAGCTGTTGGTTGAGTTCAAACCATTTTGCTTGTTTACATTGATTCCAGGTCATCTCATTTCTCCTTGCGTGCGCGTTTGACTTGATTGCGCCAGAAATCGCGTTCGCCGCGCAACATCTGGCCAACAGGTGAGGAAGCATCGAAGCCCTTGATCGTGAAATCCAGATTGCGCAGTTCGTCACAGGCGGCGCTAACACCGTGCCGCTCGAACGCCTTGCGGCCCTCCAGGATGCCCTCGATGTAGTAGGGAGAAACGATCTTCACGCTTCGGCCCCCTTCAGTTCGCGAACGGCGCGACGCTTGGCTTCCTGCATCATGGCGTCATGCTCAACGCGCGTCGGGAAACGAACGTTACGTTCACGCTTCACGTCGGCGAAGTGCTTTTCGGCGACAGCGATAAAGGCGTTGAGCTTGCTGACTGCGTTCATCTTGTTCTCCGGTTGCTTGTTGCGATGACTGAACTTTATTTGACAATCGCTTGTCGCGCAAGCCCTGTGCGATGGCTTTTCGCTATCGCATTGCGGGCGCCCAATAGTGCCTATACACTGCGCGCTCATGACACGGGTCACGTTCGCCTTTGACAAGCGTACTGCGCGCACCTTCGACGCAGACGGCCGGATGCGCGTGCGCGATTGCATCCTGAGCACTGCCGAAGTGAATCCCTACTACGGTCGGGAAATCCCGGGCTGGCAGGGCCTCGGCCTCAAGTCCGAACAGCAGTATGACCTCTACCGCGATCCGGACGAGATGAAAAAGGGCGCGGCGTCGTTCAACGGCGTGCCGCTCATGCTGAAACACATCCCGCAGACGGCCGACGACCCGCGCAAGGAGTACCAGGCCGGTAGCGTGCACAGCGTGCGCTTCGATGGCAAGCACATGCGCGGCGACCTGCTCGTGTCGGACGGCTACGCTATCGATCTCATCAAGTCGGACCAACTCTCTGACCTGTCGTGCGGCTATCGCTACGATCCCGAAATGACTTCGGGTGATAACGCAGGCGCGCGTTATGATGGCATCATGCGCAACATCCAGGGCAACCATGTTGCGCTGGTGGACGATGGCCGAGCGAGCGACGCTCACGTAGCAGATGCGGCCTTCAAACCTCAACCCGGAGCATCGACCATGCCGAATCCCGTCAATCCCGCTGCTGCGCCCGCACCGGCTGCTGCTGCTCCCGCCGCTGCCGCGCCGATGGCTGCCGCGCCTGGCGCCGAAATGGGCGGCCAGTCCGACATGGCGGCCATCGGTGCCGCACTCAAGAACATCGCCGAGCTGTTGGCGGACATCCACGGTAAGGTCGGCGGTGCTGCGCCCGCTGCTGCCGCTGCGCCGGCCGCTGAGCCCGCCCCGGGCGCCGACAACATGAACGGCGAAACGGACGAAATTGCGCAGCAGCCCGGCGAGGGCGAAGCCCAGGATTTTGACCTGACCGCTGCCACCGAGGGCAATGAAGGCAACTTCGCCAGCGGCGCGCAGGACGAGGACGAACCCGGCCCCGAACAAAGCGGAGAGTACAGCGTGAACAACACCGGCAGCCAGGAAGGCACCCCCGCGCGGGGCAACACCACCCCGCAGGACATGCTCGGCCAGGGCGAGCCCAAAGGCCCGGCCGGCGCGATGGACGCCAAGAGCGTCCGAACCGCCATCGTCAACGCGGTGAAGGCCGAGCGCGCACGCGCTGCCGGCGTCTCCGAAGCGCTGCGCGAAGTGCGCGGTGTGCTGGGCGAGGTCTACGGCATGGATGATGCCGGCGCGATCTACCGTGAAGCGCTGGCGCAAGTCGGCGTTGACATCAAGCACGTCGCCAAGGGCACCGAGCGCGCCGCCTGGCAGGCGTGCAAGGTCGCGCGCGGCGTGCAGGCTGGCGCGGGTCGCCGTGTCGGTCAGCAGGGCGACGCGCAACATGCGCTGGACGCCAAGGCCGTCGAGACGAACCAGTCCAATGTCGTGCAGATGCTCGGCAAGATTCGCGTCCTGGGCTGATCGCCCGCAACTCAGCTCCTAGGAGACTCGCATGTTCCAGAATCAGGTCTACATCAACCCCGCTCAAGCGCTGCCGGGCGATTTCGCGTCGTCGAACCCGATGCACTACAAGCTGTCGGGCACCGGCACGATGATCGCGGACACCAGCGGCGTGACGGTCGGCAAGTTCGCCATTCTGAACGTCGACGGCACCGTGACCAGCCTGCCCTCGGCCGCGCTGGCGGGCCAGCGCCTGGGCTTCGTGCATCGCGAGAACAACGCGCAAATCGTCACGTTCCTGGCCGAAGCCGGCAACACGATCCAGAAGGGCCAACCCGTGGCACTCTTCGGCGCGGGCGACTTCTTCGTCAACGTCGACGCGATCACCGGCACCCCCGTGCGTGGCGCGCAGGTCTGGTGGGACACCGTGACCGGCAACACCATCGTCGGTGCGCCCGGCTCGCCCCCGTCGACCACCGTCAACACCGGCTTCGTGCTGGTGTCGGAAACCGCGACGGTCAACGCCACCGTGATGATTTCCAACATCGGCAACGTCTGATAACCCGCGCAACCAGGAGCAAACGACCATGCGTGATTCGCAACTCATCCAGCAGCTCGCGGCGCGCGGTGTCGTGCTGCCCGCAGGCGTTACCAACGTCTCGTCGCCCCTCGCCCAGTTCGCGATGGACTACGCGATGGACGCGGCGAGCCTCACCCCGACCCTGGTCGGCGCGGCCAACTCGGGCATCCCGTCGTTCCTGACGACCTACGTCGATCCGAAGGTCATCGAGGTGCTCGTCGCCCCGATGAAGGCCGCCGAAATTGTCGGCGAGTCCAAGAAGGGCGACTGGACGACGCTGACCGCTGCGTTCATCCAGGCCGAACCGACCACGCGCATTGCCACGTATGGCGACTACAGCGCGGACGGCGGCAGCGATGCGAACATCAACTATCCGCAACGCCAGTCGTACTTCTTCCAGACGTGGACCCGCTGGGGCGAACGCGAACTGGCGATGGCCGGCGCGGGCAAGGTGGATTGGGCCTCGCAGCTCAACTATTCCAGCGCGCTGGGCATCGCGAAGTTCCTGAACAGCACCTATCTGTTCGGCGTCGCGGGCCTCCAGAACTACGGTCTGACCAACGACCCGCGCCTGCCGACCCCCGTGGGCTACGGCACGAGCTGGGCGACCGATGCCCCCGAGGTGATCTACAACAGCCTCGTCGCGCAGTACAAGCTGCTCCAGTCGCAGTCGCAGGGCATCATCGAACAGACCGACGAGCTGAACTGGGCCATGCCGCCCACGGCGGCCGGCGACCTGAATCGCGTGAACAGCTACGGCCTGTCGGCCGCGAAGCTGGTGAAGGACGCGTTCCCGAAGCTGAACATCGTCACGGTCCCCGAGTACGACACGGCCTCGGGTCGCCTCGTGCAGCTCTGGGCGCCGCGCATCGAGGGCCAGGACTCGGCCACGTGCGGCTTCACCGAGAAGATGCGCGCGCACGCCATCGAGCGTTACTCCAGCTACTACCGGCAGAAGAAGTCGGCCGGCACCTGGGGCGCCGTGATCTTCCGTCCGCTCGCCTGCACGCAGCTCCTGGGCGTCTGATTTTCACACCAAACACACGCCGACCGTCTCCCTCCTTGTCTCAGTGGTGAGACTTCGCCCGGCCTAGTGCCGGGCTTTTTGTTGGTCAATCACTAGACGAGGTGATGAACAGTCTGTCGGGAACATCAACTGTTTTGCCAAGTTCGGTGGCTACAAGACACCGCATGGCAGCAACTAGCGCTGCTGAAGCCCTACACCGGCCTGGCGGCGCCGCGCCTGTGAGTGAACGGCCGCTCGGGCTGGCCTCCCACTTGCGCAATGCATCGTTAAACACTAGGCAAATGCGTCTACGTTCAATGATTGGGCCGGCCTGCGCCCAGTTGGTCGAAGGCGAGAAGCGAAACCACTCAATGTTCGGATCGTAGACCGATACTTCTGTCAACTTCTGCATGTCTTTGATGGCGGGCCAGATGGCAATGCGTTTGCCTTCGCACTTCGCTACTGCCCAATCCAGTGCCGGACCCGACAACTGAGCTGTTCGTTTTTTCATGATTTAGTGCAGGCGCAGCGTGATTAGCCGCGCGGTGCAACACGCGCAAATCGCACTTGGCATGCGAAGACAAAAACGCGCCCGATGCGCAAGCCCGAGCCTTCGGGTTTGATGTTCGGCAGGTCGACCGATGAGTACACGGGCGCCTTACAGCCGGATTGCCCGACCATGGCCACGATGCGAGCTTGCGGGTCCTGGAGATGGTCGACTACGCGATTGAAAATGTGATTGGTCATTTCGTTCTCCCTGGCGTTGCGTGTTGCGATGAGTGAACTTTAGGGCAACGTCAAAGAATCGTCAAGGATTATTGCACTAGGACAAACCCTAGGCATACGGCGCGCACGCTGCAACATTGCTTTAAACTGCGCTTGTCCTCAAACCTACCTGGATTTCACATGGCTACCAAACGTTCCGGTTTCGTCACTGTCGCCTGCAAACTGCCGCAGGGCCTGCTCGTTCCGCTGCCCGATGGCCGCACGATCAAGCTGAACGGCCGCGCCTCGGCGTTCAACGTCGCCGAGCACGGCATGACCCAGGTTCCCGTCGAGGACTGGAATGCTATCCAGGCCATGTACTCTGAGGCCAAGTGGCTGACGAGCGAGGCGGTGTTCGCGCTCAAGGACGCCGAGAGTGCTGCTGACAAGGCAATCGAGCGTAAGGACGTTGATGCGGGTTTCGACCCCATTGACCCCAACAACCCGAATGCGGGCCTGGCTATCGGTGCTACCATCCAGCGCGAAGGCGGCGAAGACCTCGGCCGCTGATCGTTTCACGTGAAACAGCCGGGCACGCCGCCCGGCCTATCCGCAGCAGGCCAGCATGACGCAAGTTGTTTGGGACAACGCGCAAGACGCCGCCTTCAAGGCGACGTTTCCCGAGTTCGCCGCTGTGCCATTCGAACGTACGTCCCTGCTGTTCGACATGGCGCAATGCACGCTGCTGGACAACACGGACGGCTCGCCCGTGATGGATGCCTGCTATCGCACGCATTTGTTCTATCTGCTCATCGGCCACCTGCTGCTGATCTACGGCATGGCGCCGACGACGCCCGACAACACGCCACCCGGCCGGCTCAGCAGCGCCACCGAGGGCACGGTCAGTTCGAACTTCGAGTACATCATCCCGCAGGGCAGCATGTCCGCGCCGTGGTACTTGCAAACCAAATACGGTGCCATGTATTGGACCGCAACGGCACGCTTCCGCAGCGCCCTGTATGTCTTCAATGGCGGCAGTGGCATCGGCGTCGCACGTGCCTACGGTGCCGCGCCCTTCGACATTCCTGGGGACATCTAGTGTCAGTCTCGGTGCGTCGCCTGGGTGGGCCACAGCGCGTCGCGGCACACCTACGCAAGCTCGCGCTCAAGTCTGGCACCGTCAAGGCGGGCGTACTCGAAGCGGCCACCTACCCGGACGAGCCCTACACGGACGCGCGCACGGGCGAACAGCACCCCGATCCGCGCGCCGGCATGCACGTGGCGACCATCGCGGCGGCGCTGGAGTACGGCAACGGGCAGAACCACCCGCGCCCATTCATGCAGCAGACCATCGCAGAGCAGCGCGTCGAATGGGCGCGAAAGCTCGTCAAGCTGCTTATGGACGGCATGCCGTCCGCGCAGGCGTTGATGACGGTCGGCCAGGTCATGAAAGAGGACATCCAGCAGACCATCACGGATTGGCCGGCCGACAACTCGCCGGAGTGGGCCGCTGTGAAAGGTTTTAACAAAGGGCTCGTCTGGACAAGCCATCTGCTCAAGTCCATCGAGTCTGAAATCGAGAAGTAGGGCTAGACTGCGGTCATGAACTTGAACTTGCACGCCGTCGTCCGGGGCGCTATCACAAGCGTCCGGGAAGACATCGCGGGCACCGTCTACGTCTCGACCGGCCGACAAAATGTCAATGGCATTCTCGTTCCGCAGTTTACAGCCGTCGGCGCACAGCTCCAGGTGCAGGCGCAGTCCCACGGCGCGACGACACACGACGGTGGCGCGCTGCATCAATCGTCCTACTACACGATTTACGCTTACGGCGAGTTCTCCGACCTGGA